TGTTCTGTTTCCATAACGCTCTACTTCTTGTTCGTAGATTTCAGGTAAGTACTGTTGAGCGAAATCATTTGCTCCACCGTTAAATTGTAAATAGTTATTCGCAAGAATTTGTTGAGCTTGCGATGGGACTATTGACCCAAACTGAGGACTTAAAGCCATAATGTTTGTTTTTTAGTTAAATTTTTTTGTTTTAATCTTAAGTTTTGAAGAATCATAAGTGCTAATAGCTTTAACCTTGAAACCATTTACAAACGGATCTCCTTTAGTGGTTCTAGCACTTTCAGAAATGTTTTTAGATTTGCTAACAACCTCGCGAATGGCGTCAGACTTTCCTTGTTCGTAAAAATGATTTACAATTGCATCTGCATTACTAGCCATATAAATAGCTTTATGGTAACCTTTAGCATCGCTTAAATTACCTTTTTTGTCTGTAAACTTACCTACAAAATTATTAATACTAGATTGGCTTTTTGCAACTTTATCAGTATCTTGAACCCCATACCTAAATTTCTTACCACTGACATCGAAATCAAAACCTTTGAAATCATCAGAAAAGTATTTATTAGTATTAGATTTAAAATCTAAATGCTGCTTTTTAGCTTGCTCTTGATCTTCGTTGAATCTATTGAAAAATTCTGTTGCTTTCTTTTGCTCCTGAGTTACGCCTGGTCTCAACTTGATCTCATCGTAGTATTTACTCTTGGTGTCATCTAGAAAGCTTCTAGCTTTTTCAACTTCTTCTTTAAACGCAATTTTTTTCTTACGTATATCTCTATCCTCATCAAGTTCTTCATCATAGTCGTAATCTTCTAATATTAGATCAACGTCTTCAGAGTCTAAATAAGGTTTTGTTTTTTTATAATATTCTTTTAATAAAGTGTATTCATCAATACTTGAGTAATCGGCATTTAACCTAACATAGTCTTCAACAGTTCCACCTGTTTCCTCCATGAAAGAAACTAACTTCTCTATGTTTTCAGGTAATTTTCTTCCTAATATCTCTTCATCTCTAATAGCTTCTTGGGCTTGTTTAGTTACGTCAGCTACTTCTTCATCCGTTACTTCTTGCAGCGCGTTAAATTCATCACCATCTTCAGTGCTGTCTTCGTCTCGCTGTCCCACTTCTTGCAATCCCACTTCGGATTGTTCTGCGCGTAACACGCCGCTCTCTGTTTCTTGCTCTTGAATGGCATCTTTTTCTTGTTTTTCATTTGGAATTACTACTTTAGTAATATCCGAAGGTATATCTATTAAAGGTTCTTTGAAATTAACTTTTGTAATTTCTTGTTCTTTGTTACCTAGTTGTTTTGGTTTTTTAGACTTACCTTTTAAGCTAAAATCACCTTCCTGCTTTGCAGGTTCATTTGTTTTTACTTCTGACATAATATAATATAATTAAATAATTAAAATTCTAGCTTGGACCAAAGTCACCTAAGCCAAAGCCCTCTAAGTTATCATTACCTGTAGACTCGAAGTTGCTAGGTAGTGAATCGTTTTGTCGTTGATTTATCATTTCAGACTGCTGCGTGCCAACCATCTGAACTCTTTTATCCTTGCGGTTTTCTATTTCTTTTTCTCTTTCTTGCTCAGCACCAACTCTGGCTTTAGCTAATTGCATTTGGTATTGAAATTCTTCAGCCATTAAACCTCTTTTTAATTGAGCTTCAGTTTCCATTCGTTGTATTTCAAATTGAGATTTAGCTTGTTCAATACTAACTTTCTCCTGGGTAAGAGCTTGTTGTTTTTCAACTTCAAAACTAGCTGCTTGTTGAGCTGCTTCTGTATTTGCTTTTGCTTGCGCTTGTATATTAGCTTGTTGAGCTTTTTGCTCTTCTTGTTTTTTCTGTCTTTGTCTTAATTTTATAAATTGATTAGCAAGTTTTAAGTTTCTAATCTGTCTAATATCAATAGCGTCAGACAAAGCAATTGCACCTGTTTGAAGAGCTACTTGAATGTTTTGCTCTAACGTTGCTTTTTCAGCGTCTTCAGGTTCTAGTTCTATGAATATTCCAAAATCATGTAATTGTAATGTCATTAACTCTTCTAGTGTTTTAACATTAAAAGTGCTTATAGAATTAACCATAGCCTCTCTAGTCATTGGATTACGTATAATATCTGCTACTTTTAAGCTAATGTTTTCACATGTTCTAATTGTAAGATATAATAAAGACTCTAATAAATGCTTAGTAGCTATATTTGAAGCGTTAACAGCTATTTTTTGTATTCCTACTAAAGCATCTTTATCTGGTTGACTACCGTCTCTAGCTTCATTTAACCCAGTTACATCACGTATCATTTGTAAATAGTATTGATACGTACCAATAAGACTTTGTATTTTAGCTTGCCCTGAAGATGTTGATAATTCTTGAATAGGTACTTTACCTGCATTTTGCCCTCCATCTTGAGTAAGTGATCTACCTACTATAGAACCTGTTTGAAAATACATATTTAATGCTTCTGCAGGGTTATAGTTTGTTCCATTACCAAGATCTACTTCAGCTAAACCATCCATATCTAAAAATACACCATCAGGCACTATCCTAGACATAACTTGCTGCAGTTTAAGATGTGTTAGTTGAATCATATCTGCAAAACCAGTTATTCTGCTTACAAGAGATTCTATTCTGCCCTTGTACATTCTAGGAGCAGATATACAATAATTCATTTCAACTTTAGTTGTATCAGCTGTTGGTCTTGTCATGTTCTCAGCAAGCTTCCACTCTAACATTATATTGTTACCTAAAACCTTAGCACCAGTATAAAGAACTTCTATAGTTCTGCTTATTCTCTCAAAATTATCATTTTTTGGTGGATTAAATTGATCTGTTTTTTGTAGAGTTTTTTCAAGACCTTGATCTGTTTTCTTTATTTTAAAAACTTGATTCATATAGGTCTTGTATTCAAAGTACATTACTTGAACAGTGTTTTCATCATAATCACCCCAACCTGTAACGTATTGAGAATTACCTGGCATTTGTTGTATTCTTATTAATTCTTCTTCAGGTATTCCAGGAAATTGCTTTTTAAGTTCTGGTATAGTTATTGACTTAACTTCACCTACGTAATATACGTCTTCAAAATTAGGATCTTCAGAATAAGAATGAACCATATAAGCTGGATCAACGTACTCTATTTTTATACCCTCTGTTTTATCAAATCTAGTTTTTGACGCAGCTATACCAATAATAGTTAAATCCGCTGCTAATCGTTTTTTTATTTGATCGTACTTGTTTTTATCTAATACATTGTTTATAACTTCTTCTTCAGCAATTTCAACATTTTGCTTATATGTCATCTGCATATGTAAATCTAACTCTTCTCTACTTTCAGGTAAAGCATCAATATCTTGAGTCAATGAAACATCTAAGCCCATTTCTTGCTTAACATTAATCAAGGCTTTCTTAGTATCCATATCTTGCTGTATAATAGCAGCGTAATCAGTTCTTTGCTTAACTGAGAAAGGATCTTGAGCAAAAGTAGTTACATCATATGATTTATTAGACATACCATTCACAACTATATCTACAAATTTAGATATAACAGGAACTGGTTTCCAGTCTAAATTAAGATAAGACAAATCACCGTTTATAGATAACTCGTCTTTATATTTTTGAATACTCTGTTCTCCTCTAGCGTATAGCCTTAAGTTATGGAAATTACTATAACTTTGAGCGTATCTGTTTCCATTTCTACCGCCTTGAAACCATTCTTGCTCAATAGCTTGACCAACTTGCCTGCCGTAATCTTCGCTTGCTTTCTCCTCGTCACTAACTACTTGGTTAGGAAATGAACTATAAGTATTAGTCTGTATTCTCATTTATTGTATCATTTTTGATGATGCTCCTTTATTATCGTATTTTCTTATACCTAAGTTTATACTTTTATATTCTTTATTAGCAATTGGTATGTATCTGTTCTTGTTACAAGCCATTAAAGCTAATCCAGAGCTAATAGACGCATCATGTTTTGTTCTGTTATTAATATTAAATCTAGCCCAGTCTTCTAATGTTCTTTGGAAATACATATCACCGTAACCATCATTAGTTTTACCAACACTAGTATTTATATAAGTCTCTATTGCAGCAGCGTGCGCTTGCTTAATATCTTCACTTGAGTTAGGTATACCACCTATATCTCTTTCTGTTACTGATAATTTGTTCCAAACTTTATCCGGCCTATTCATAGAATAACCTCTATAGCCTCTTCTTTTAAAATGATATAATAACCTAGGCTTATTGTTTTCACATAATAAAGGCATGCTATAAAACACACAAGCCATTAATACGTCTTCAAAGAATATCTCTGCAGTTTGAGGCCTAGATATATACTCTAAAAAGAAGTGATTAGGAGGTACATCCTCCATGCTAAATTTAGTTAAGCCGTGTAAAGATCCATTAGATCCTCTACCGTCAACTGTACCTGATATATCATAACTGTCACAACCAAAAGCACCAGTGTGTTCATTTGCTGGATATTTAACTCCATTCTTTACTATTACACGGTTTTGTAGATTAACAGGTGGAACCCAGGATATTTTAAATCTACCATCTTTATTTGGTACAAATATAACACTTGAATCTAGTTTACCATCTTGCCATTGAAAACTACCAGTAGTAATTATTGATGTATTTCTAAGGTCTACATTATAATCTATTTGTTCGTATATTTTTGTTAAATTAAATAAAGACTCTTTAGCTTCATCTCTAAAAGCGTGTTCCTCTGTTCTAGGAAATTGTCTATAAAATTCATTTAAACCATCTTGATCATCTCTTAATCCTTCAACTTCATTTTGCCAAAATTCTAATACGCCTATTTTTATAGAATCTCCATATACATCTAAAACTTCTTTATTGGGTGTATCGAATACAGGAAACCCATAAGAATCAATGTATCCTTCGTAGTTCCATTCCATAGGAATGAACAGAGAATAGAGTCCTGAACTAGTCTGCCCGTTGGCGTTTCTCGTTGTAACGTCTGATCCATTGTATAATTTCTTGAAGTTATCACCACCCTTATCTAAAGCATTTGAGGTTGAACCCATCATACACTTTCCAATAATTCTAGAACCTAATCTTAGTGTTGTTTTTGTAACCCTCCAGTTGTTAAGTATATTGTTTGGCCTTTCCCATTTACCTGATTCATCGTGGACAAGAAGTTTAAGTTTTTCCCCATCATAGGCGTTATCACCTGTATTTTTCCAGTCAATTGTGGTATCAAGA